AGGTGGTCTTGCAGCAGCCGGTACAGCTCTTGCTAACTCTGATGTTACTGTATTTGTTTACGGTTCTGAGTTTGCTAAAGGGACAGCAGGTATGCAAGGTTCTTTAGAGGGTGACTCTACTATCTTTGAGAACAAGCCTATCATCTTGAAAGACAAGTATCAAGTTACTGGGTCAGATATGACACAGATTGGATGGATCGAAGTAAGCACAGAAAATGGGGCTACAGGATTCCTATGGTATTTGAAGTCTGAGCATGAGACTCGTCTACGTTTCGATGACTACTTAGAGACTGCAATGATTGAGGCTGTTCCTGCCGGTGCAGGTTCGGGTGCTGCTGCTGCCGGTTTCTCAGGGTCTGAAGGTATTTTTGATGCTGTACAGACAAGAGGTAACGTATGGGCAGGTGGTATACCTTCTACACTACAAGATTTTGATACTATCATCTCTCAGCTTGACAACCAAGGAGCTATTGAGGAGAACGTATTGTTTGTAGATAGAGATATGACTTTCGCTATCGATGACATGCTTGCTAGTCAAAACTCTTACGGAGCAGGTGGAACTTCTTACGGATTGTTTGACAATGACGAGACAATGGCATTGAACCTTGGCTTCTCAGGATTCCGTAGAGGATACGATTTTTACAAGACTGACTGGAAATACTTAAACGACCCAACGATGCGTGGTGGTTTAGCAGCAGGTTCAGGTACAGTAAATGGTTTGTTAGTTCCTGCCGGAACAACTACTGTATACGACCAAGTACTTGGCAAAAATGCTAAGAGACCATTCTTGCACGTTCGTTACCGTGCTTCTCAATCTGAAGACAGACGTTACAAGACATGGATCACAGGTTCAGCAGGTGGAGCTATGACTAGCGACCTAGATGCTATGGAGGTACACTTCTTGTCAGAGAGAGCTGTATGTGTAATGGGAGCTAACAACTTTGTGATTTTTGAAGACTAATACAATTTAATCAAGGAGTGTCTCTAGTAGACACTCCTTTTTACTAAAATTTAATCAAATGAAAAAGAAACCTTTGGTCGATAAAATATATCGCCTTAAACGAAACAATGCGCCCTTATCTTATATTATTCCTACTAGAAGTACATCTAGGTCTCCTTTATTGTATTTCGACGAGGAGAAAGGTATCAATCGTCCTTTACGATATGCAAGGAATCAACGAAGCCCTTTTGAGGACGAGCAAGATGGTAACGCTATTATAGAGCCTGTTATTTTTGAAGATGGATTCTTACGTGTAGAGAGAACGAATCCTGTGCTTCAAAGTTTTTTGGATTTGCACCCTATGAACGGTACTAAGTTTGAGGTTGTAGACAACAAGAAAGAAGCTCAAGAAGAACTTGATGATATATTCCTACAGGTAGATGCATTATCAGAGGCCAAGAACATGTCAATAGAACAGCTTGAGGTAGTGTCTAGGGTATTGTTCAATGTAGATGTATCTAGGGTGTCTACGGCTGAGTTAAGAAGAGATGTAATTGTCTATTCTAGAAACTATCCGGAAGACTTTTTAAATATATTTAACGACACTGACCTTGATTTAAAATCTAAATGTCAGCAGTTCATAAGCTCAGGACTTCTTTCTATAAGAACATCTAGAAATCAAGGTGAAGAGGTTTGGTTTAACACAAAAGGTAACAAGAAAAAACTACTGAATGTGCCGTACGGTGAGGATGTAATCAACGTTTTGTTTTCTTATTTTAAAACAGACGAGGGTATACCTGTATTGGAATATTTAGAGAAAAAAATCTAACTCCATCTTTATTGCATTTTCTAAAAAGAGGGGTATATTCATATCTCTCTTTTTTTGTTTATATTTGTATAAAAGTAATTATGATAAACCCAGTAAGAAAAACGGTTCTTTCTATTTTGAATAAGAATAACTACGGATATATAACGCCTGATGATTTCAATCTTTATGCAAAACAAGCCCAGTTGGATATTTTCGATGATTATTTTTATGACTACAACTATCAGATAAACAAAGAAAATGCAAGAACCTCAGGGACAGGGTATGCCAACATAAGAAAAGGATACGAAGAAGTAATAGATGGATTATCAGAAACTAAAAATTTAACACAAAATGCTACAAATAGTTATTTCCTTCCATCTCAAGTAACTACAGGCGATGATTACTATCTAATTAACAAGGTTCTATGTTTTAATGGGGCTACGTTTTTAGGAGAGGCTGAGAGGGTAAGTCACAGCAAAGCTACCTATCTAACCACATCTATATTAACTTCTCCTACAGAGATGTTCCCTGCATATGTGCAGAACGGAAGCACGATTACGGTATTCCCCGACACTATTAACGGAGCCACGCAGGTGAAGGCACAGTACATAAGATACCCAAAAGACCCTAAATGGACATTTTTAACGTTAACCAATGGGGAACCATTGTTTGATGCTTCTCAGCCTGACTACCAAGACTTTGAACTTGCTATAGATGACCAAGTAGACTTGGTGGCAAAAATATTGCAGTATGCAGGTATGTCAATAAGAGAGGTGCAAGCAGTACAGTTTGGAAAAGCAGAAGAACAACTTAACACTCAAGAAGAGAAATAATGGCCTACATATCACAATACAAATACTACGAAAACGATGGGGTAGCCCCTTTGGATTCTAATTGGGGTTCATATCAGTATGTATCTCTAAAAGATATCGTAAACAACTACATGTTGATGTATACCGGAAATAATTCTTTGATAAACAATGAGAATCGATACAAGATTCTTTTCCACGCCAAGAGAGCTATCCAAGAGTTAAACTACGATGCGTTTAAGGAAATGAAAGTATTGGAATTAGATGTGTGCGATAGCCTTAGGTTTGTGTTACCTTCCGACTTTGTAAATTGGGTTAGAGTGTCTATGTTTAAAAACGGTGTACTTAGGCCATTGACAGAGAATATTCAGACCACTACAGCAACGTCATATTTGCAAGATAATAACTGCAACATACTATTTGACCACCTAGGTAATGTTTTGAAGCCTGAGTACTCAAATATTGACTTAGAAAGGATAAAAGGTACTAAAAAAAGTATATATTTAAATCAGAACAGCATGTTCGATGGATACGAGGGCTACTGCTGTGATGGGGATTGGTACTTTGATTATGGAGTTGGAGCAAGATATGGATTAAATACAGAAACGGCTAATGCCAATCCCACTTTTAATATCGACAGAAAAAAAGGAGTTATTAACTTTGACTCAAACATGTCCGGAGAGATATGTATTCTAGAGTATGTATCTGATGGTATGGAGAATGGAGATAACAGCGCAATAACTGTAAATAAGATGTTTGAGGAATTTGTGTATTCGTACATTAGCTACTCAATACTAGATGCAAAAATGGGTGTCCAAGAGTATATAATCCGTAGGGCTATGAAGAAGAAGACAGCCTTGCTTAGGAACGCTAAGATAAGATTAAGTAATATACATCCAGGCCGATTGTTAATGAATATGAGAGGTCAGGATAAGTGGATCAAATAAAATATGGCTAAGTTACAGAGGAATTTCATCAAAGGAAGAATGAATAAAGGTCTCGATGAGAGGCTTATACCTAATGGTGAGTATATTGATGCTTTGAACGTAAGAGTTGGATCAACAGAGCTTTCAGAGATTGGTGTAATTGAGAACAGTAAAGGTAATACTAGACTCACTACCTTGAGCTATGTTTCCGGAACTCCTCTAGTAAACTACATTCTTAGTGGAAGTGCCAAGTGTATAGGGGCTTATCAAGATAGTGCAAACGAGAGATTGTATTGGTTCATTACTGATCCTGCACACACAGGCCCACAGGCAACAGGAAAGCTAGACTTAATTGTATCGTATAACGTTAATGATGATTCAGTAACATATCACGTTACTAGTGTTGACGATGGAGGAGGGACCAATACTAGTTTAAATTTTGATTCTAAATTTTTAATAACAAGTGTTGACAAAGTTGATGATATGTTGTTTTTTACGGACAACCTAAATCAGCCAAGGATGATTAATGTCACAAAGGACTACCCCTCTCCGGTATCTAATGTCGATGACCCTATATTAGCAGAACAGCTATTGGTCATAAAAAAACCACCAATAAATAGTCCTACCTTTGAGCTTACAAATAGAGGAGTTGAAGAGAATTTTTTAAAAGACAGGTTTATATGTTTTGCCTATCGATACAGGTACGAGGATGACATGTACTCTGCCACCTCACAATTTACTAATCCTGCGTTTATTCCTAAATCTTTTAACTATGACACTTCTTCATATTTAAACGAGGGTATGGAGAATTTATTTGACACTGCTAAGATAACAATCAACACAGGCAGTAGCTTAGTTGTTGGCATTGATTTGTTGTTTAAAGAAGCGAGTAATCCTGTAATTAGGATTATAGAGAAGTTAAACAAAGAAGAATTAGGAATACCTGATAATGATTTTTTTACTTATGATTTTTCAAATAACAAAATATATACAATTCTTGATGACAATGAGATATTAAGACTTTATGACAATGTACCATTAAAGGCTAAAGCTCAAACTATAATGGGTAGTCGCTTGGTTTATGGTAATTATTTAGAGGGATATGATGTAGGTAATACTAAAATGTTATATACAGTAGACTATGTTTCTAACGAACTAGGGGAAACAATCATACCTGGAGTTTTTAATGATGGTTTTTATAACATAGGCCCTCCTATTACTCAAAGTAATTCTATTTTTTCATTTGATTTAAATAATATTAATTTAAAAGCAGGTAGTAGGTTAGATTTTGTAATTGTTTTTCAACATGGTACATTTAATGGGACAGTACCCTTGGGTGTTTCTACTACATCTTCTATTAATATAGCTTTTTCTTACACATTAAAAAATGATTTTTTAAACGCTTATGATTTATCAGTAGACCCTGATTTTAATGAAAAAATAGGTACAGATTCAAACATAAAATTAGTTTATAATCCAGGGGGTGAATCTTCCTGTGATGGGCTTACTTTAACTGATTTGTTTAACTGTCAAATACCTACTTACCAAATACAAGGGTCAAGTTTTTTTACAAAAATAGCTAGTGGAGAAACGGCAGAAGGACAAAGTATGAAAATAAAATCAAGTATTTTATCTACATCCATAGGATTTCAATTGCCTTCAATAGTATATGACCCAATACCAGTAAGCCCTTCTTCTAAATTTTACGAATATTATGAAATAACTGATGGTATTGTTATTGTTGTAGAAAAGTCTAATAACTCTTCTCTTCACAGTGATAGAGATTATGAGGTCGGAATAATATATATGGATATATTTAACAGATCAACTACAGTATTAGTTAGTCCTAATAATATTGTTAGAATTCAATGTTCTAATAGTATAGATAAAAACAAAATAAAAGTAACTATACCTAAAAATCAAATACCACCTATTTGGGCTAAAAGGTATAAGTTTGCAATAAAACAAGATAGAGAATTATATGAGACAATATATTCTAATATTTATTTCTTTTATGACGAAGATGATTTTAACTATTTTTTACTAGAAGGTGAAAATGCTCAAAAAATACAAGAGGGAGATAGTTTAAAAGTAATCCCCCCAGATCGGAAGAGCACACCC